ATAACCAGTAATGTCAATCGGTGCATTCTTGCCATCACTTACAATCATTTGCAAAGAATAGTCGTCGCCTTGATTGACGGCAATGTCATATACTGGTACAGTAGATTTAAACTTTGCCATTATTCAGCTCCTTTCCTTTCTTCATAAGTGCCTATGCCTGAATTGTATTTAGAGTTGATTAATTTATTAGCAACTTGTGTCATAGGACCACCACCTGCCGCCATAGTAGCAAGTGTTTCATAATGGTCCCATCTAGCGTCAAAGAATACTAAGTAAATTGTAACACCAATAAATAGCAATACAAACAAGACAGAAATTGTACGAGTGAGGGATAAACCCCCATTCTCATACATTAACATTTCAAGAATACGTTTCAAGATTTTATCACCTCTTTGGTTTCCTTGATAAATTCACGCAACGCCTTAAACCATTTAAAGGCTTCTGCGTCTAATTCATTTAATTTTTCGATAATAGATACAATCTCACATAACATCGGTGCTAACATAAATAGCATCGAGAGTAATGCATCTATTCTAAATCCCATAACAGGAACATCAGGTAATGACCATGCTGTAGCTGCTAGAGTGAAGAAAATAGGATATTCAAAAGACACCTTAGAGAATAAAGACTTACGGAATGCTTTACTTACTAAAAATCTTTTTGTTTTCCCATTCGAGAGAGTAACAGTTCCCCAGCCAAGGAATAATGCTTTAAACATATTCCATGCGGTACATTCTTTACCAACTGCTTTGTTGTATTCAACAAGTTCAATTACAAACCGTAATAGAATATCTATCAATAATAGAATTGTTACGGCTAAAATACAGAAAATAATATCATAGACTGCGTTATCTGGTGCACTATGATATAAGTAGGAAAGAATGCTATCCCTTGGTGGTGGCAGCATTATTTCAATCATTAAACCTCCAATTATTAAATTACATTATCATAGCTAACTGGAATATCAGAACAATTATCAACGTCGGCAACTAAAATTATTGTACTTTGTTCAGGTATGTATGAATAGCTATTACCTCTGCCATTTTTTTGATATGTTCCATAAATAGAATTCCCATCTATATTAATACGTTGCAAGTGAGCATAGTTACCTTGTGACTCGGCTTTTAACAAAACAGCGACAGCCATTTTCTTAATAGATGGGTACTGGTATACAGGGAACGCATACTCTTTGTCACCTTTGTTATAGTGTTTAGAGATAATATCTTTTACTTGTAGATATCTATAGTTACTATTAAATAATACATCACCATTACTATTCATAACCTCAAGCCCATTTTCACCTTTGTGAGCAATATTGTCAGTATAGACATAAATTTTAATATATTTATGTCCGTCGTACTGATGGTCAGTATTTTTAAATCTCACATGCAGTTCTAGCCTACGACCACCTTGGTCGCTCATAACTAAACCGTTTCGTCCCCAACTCTTTATTGTGCCGTACACTTCATTAAGTTGAAAGTCTTCGATAGGAACACTACTTTCAACAACATATAATAAATTTTCAGAATTAATATCTGATGTAATTTTGACACGTACATCCCATACACCACTAGCCCTACCGTTAGGATATTGTGTCCAGAATGCACCAAATGGATATCCACCTTGTTCATAAAAGCTGTCTTTCGGACCAATTTTTTGTGTAGAATGAAATCCTATAACCTTTTTTAGAACCATGTTTTGATATTGGTCACTAATTTGCAGAATATTATTGTCGTTAGTAACTTCTACATATTTCATTTAGCACACCCCATATATAATCTTTAAAATACATCCACCATTTTTAAAGGCATTAACATAGCCCTTTTTACTTTCAAGAATTTTATAATGAATAGTATTGCCATCAACCCACATTGCATACGGATTTTCATATAAACCATAAAGATTAATACTAAGCCAAACTTTTGCACCACTAATTGCAGGAACGTCAATACTGCCAGACTCTTCTATCTTTGTTAGCGTTTTAACACCAACAATTTGTGTTAATCTATCTGTAATATCTACGACAGTTCTGCCATTTTCATCGAATACTTGTATACCTTGTGGCACCTTCTCCTCCTTTTTAAAGAAAGACTTGATTTTTTCTTTAATCTTTTTTAACCAACTCAATTCCACACCCCCACTCTAACACGCAATCTGTTATTTTCATCATATACCTCAATTAAGTTATCTCTTATTTCAGTTCTAGCACCAGTAGTAGCTGTTCTTAAAGTGCCAATTTTAGCACTAATACTAGATAAACTGTTGACATTTAATTTATCACCAGAGATAGAACCTGCTTTGATTTTATCTGCATTAACAGCTCCTGCTTTAAGTTTGTTAGTATCAATTGCACCTGCTTGGATTTTATCACCACTAATACTATTACCTGCAATCTTATCACCAGTTATAGCTCCTGCTACAACTTTATCACTTGTTACGGAACCAGATTTAATCTTCTCAGCCGTAACTGCGTCCGTAGCTATTTGATTAGACGTTACAGAACCCGCTTTCATCTTATCGGTAGTTACAGCATTAGCTGCAATCTTATCGCCAGTGATGGCATTGGCTACTAGCTTACCAGTAGTAATAGTATTATCTGCAATCTTAGTGCCAACAATAGCTTTATCACCAATATGCTTGGCAACGATTACACCATTATCAAATACAGTCTGACCAGTAATGTGAATATATTTACCAGAAATACTTACGGTATTTGGTGCTAAATTAATACGAGATACAATCTCTTGACCAGTAAGTTTATCAACTCCTGCTTTAACTTTAAGTTCAATACTATTAGCAACTTGTGTAATGCTAGTTTGTAAATTATTAAAGTTATTTGATACAGTAGAATTGATAGCGTTAGCCGTAGCAGTCAATCTGCTTTCAGCAGTATCTTTAGCATCTTTAACTTTGGCATCAATAATACCGTTCATCGAAGTTAGCGATGTTTGTAATCCACCAATCTTCTTATCAATCTCTTTACGAGCATTATTGATATCTGTAATACCTTGATTGATAGCATTAATGCCCAGCTTTTCTTTGTTAAGCATTTCAATCGGTATTTCTTCAATAGTACTAATAGTTACTGGGTCAGATATTTCGCCATTACCAAAAATATCAGTGTAACAAACCTTAACAGTGTAAGTGCCAGTAGAACAGAGGTAATTAAGACTGTTGTCCACCACAAAGTTTTCTTCATTATTAACATAAACAATAGCTCCCGTGCAGTCTTCTGGAATACTAGCAAAAGTAATATTAAGACCTTCAATTACTGGTTTAACAACAAACTGTGTCGGTTTAGCTGGTACAGCTTTACTATAGTCTACTTTAGCAGGCACGGAATACGAATTACCAACACCTTTGTTATAGATATAACCAGTTCCAACACGTGCATATGGTTTAGCAGTTGAATGCCAATCGGTAGTCAAATCCAACCTATTATGCAACTCACCAACATGTTCATCTAAACGAAGCTCTGTCCATTGGTAATCATTCTGTGGTTTCTGTTTCCAAGACCAATAAGCACCACGCTTATCAAAGATTACTGTTGCTTCATATGGAGCTTCAGGAACGTGAGTTTGTTCAGATACATAATAATACGTAACAGGGGCTCTAGCTTTTTCAGAAAGAGCATTACGAATATCTCTACCACGAATTACGAATTCATACTTTTTACCAATCTCTACGTTTGGTATTGTAAAGATATTTGTTTTGCCTGTATCGTAATGTTGATGGACCTGCTTGTCAGCAAATTGGTCTACTGTATCGTGGAAATCACCAACTTTAACATCTATACTTACGCCTGCATATTGTTTAATAGGAGTGCTATCCCATTTAAGAATAAGAGATACACTACCATTAACTGAGCGTTCGTCTATGGTAATATTACGGACTTGTTCAGATATAGTATCAGGGTTGTCAGCAATACCATTCCAAATCTTTGTAGCTTCATTGATTTGGTCTTCTAAAGAAGCCTTAATATCATTCAAATACCCTTTTAGCAAGGAGATAAATTTACGACCATCACCATTTATCGTAGATGGTAGGTTATTCTGTTTGTCCATTTATCCTCCTATAAATAATTAATAATAGCCTCCACAAAATCTTGTTCTACAGTCATATCGAATTCATGATTACTCATTGCAAATACGATTGTTAATTGTGCAAGAATATTAGGGAATGCTTCATTTGTCCACGGCAATTCATCATTAACTGTATTTACGAATTTAGGTCGTCTATAATATCTAGCCGCGTATGGTAGTTCACCATAACATTTAATCTTTTTACCACTCTCAATTAATTGTAATGGAGCTTGATTTGTAGCTTTGTACCAATCATCTGGAGTTGGCGTAATTTCATCTGTAAATGTATGGTCTCCGATTACTTCGTAATAGTTATTGTCAATTAGGACGTGCCACATAAAGTTAATTGCATCGTTAAAGTATGCAATCAATTCATCGTCATCGTACCCACTTTCAATACTATCAGATAAGCGGTTTCGTAATGCCGCTTTTGTCATTAATTCTTTTACTGTCATATTACCTCCTAGCCTTGGTCAGCTGGTGTAGTATTGCTATTTTGTCCTTCCTTTTCAAGGGAAGGTTTAGCTTCATATAACAAGAATTGCAATAATTGTTTATTAAACATTACACGTTTAAATGGAATTTCATCTTCCAAACTTTTAACGTGAGGCATAGCAACATAATAAACAATTTCAAGTTCCCCATCAAACTCTGGGTCAAGATGTTTCATAATAGGACCGTCAGTGCGGTATTCAAATTCAACAGGGAATTGACCTTGAAACGCAATGAAGTCATCAGGACGTTTAGTTTCCTGTGTACCATTCAATGTCATTTTCTTTGTAAGTTCTGGGTCGTTTTGATTGTATAATTCATAAGACAAACGGTCGATAGCGTTATTCAAACAGTAAATCAACTCAATATCAGAGTATGCCGTTTTTTGCATATCGCCAAGTCGTTGTCTTGCCAAAATCAACATTTCTTTTACTTTCATTACGGCTCCTTATACATAGAACTGCATAGGTCGTTCAATAGGTCTACTAGCATCACTTGCCGTCATCTTTTTAATTTCATCAGCAATCATTTTAGCCATACCATCAGAACCACCAGTTTTGTCAGGTTCTTTTCTTAATAACATGGTAGAGAAACGTACAAACATATCAAATAGAATAGCAGGCAAGTCAATCTCATCTGTTACATCTTCTACTTCATTAATAATACGATAGTATTTTAAAGTAGTTGGATTTTTAAGATAAATCTTATTACCCATGATTTCATATGTATCATTTGTATCTTCTTCAATGCTATCAAATTTACCAAAATCGCTAGGTAGTTTAGCTACACCATTACTTGGCTTAATGTTTACCTTATTAGCAATGTAAGAACTTTCAACATTGATTAAAGACAAATTCACATACCGTAATACCGTATTAATGGCATCAATCAATTCGTTATTTGAATGTTGTCTATTGTACGCTTCGTCCAAGTTATATAAAATACTCTCAATAATGGACTGTACTCTAATCATTAAATACCCCCATATTTGGCTGTAGATTTAATAATTTTACCTGTATTTTCAGAGTAGATTGTATTAGTAGTACGGAATTCAGGGTTTTTAGCTAACCAGATATTAAGCCATTTAGCTGCTTCTACATTATCTTTACCTTGACATTGCTGATATTGCATCAATTCAAAATCAGTAGCAAATCTATGTCGTGGTATCATAGCAATCTTCTTAGCTTTACCATCATGAATTCTACCTTCCTCCATGCTGTCACGCATTCGTTTACATCCACGGAGTACTACACCCTCATCATACGTTTGTTTGATTTTCCATTCGCCAGTCTTAGGGTCTACTTCTACTTGTGTTCCTAGTCTCATAGTACCTCCTAAAAAAAATAGGGGAGGTCGCCCTCCCCATATTATGTATTATTTTTTGATGTTGTAAATGCGAGCGTTTGCAATAGGAGCTGTACATTCTAAAGTAGCATCACCAGTGATGTATTTAGATTTGTAAGTACCTTTACGCAAGCCATCTTCAACGTGGAATGGAATTAAGTAACCCAATTTCCAGTATTGTGCTTCGATTAAGTCCACTACATCATCTGTGTACATACGGTGGGAAACCAAATCGATACGACCGAAGTCTGTTTCCAATACATCTACAACTTCTACCAATTCTTTAGAAGTTTGTTCACGGTTTTTAGTAGTGCCTTGAGTGAAACCAGAGCATACACGTTTGTTCTTACCAGACATTACTGCGAAGTCGATGGAACCACCACGGGACCAAGCTGCTTGCATAGCATCATTGATAAGGTCAAATGTAAGAGCACCTGCACCTGCCGCAGATTTAGCATCAATAGCATTACCAGAAGTTAATTCTGTAGAACCTGCATTAATAGCTGCTGCTGGTTTAACAGTATTAGGAGCTGTTGCAGTTGTTTCTTGTTCTGTTTCACAGATATTGAAAGTATTAGCATCAACTACTTTTACGAAGTATTGAGTGTTAGCTTTCAATTTAGTATCAAGAGTACCAGTTTTCGCACGGAACATAACAACGTCGCCGTTTACGAATTTGTGGTTAGCCAATGTGAATACACCAGCTGTTGTTGCTGTAACTTCTTTGAAGTTTTCCAAGAAGTAAGGAATACCACCCATTTTACCAGCAATAGCATCGTCACCCATAACTTTAGCTTTGTTGCGAACGATAGCATACTCAAGGTCACGACCAATTTCTTTAGTCGCTTTTACCATTTGGTAGCCCAATTCATCGGACACACCGTATTTAGCAATCGCTTGAGTAGTATCAGTTACGGAGTAACCATGCAAGAATTTTTGTACATAGTTGGACTCACGTTTACGTGGATTTGCTTTTTGAGAGTCGAAGTCAACTGCTTCTTGGTAAGCATTTTCCATAGCTGGACGCAAGGAGTCATTCAACCATGCATGTTCTGTAGATTTAACGGAAGTTTTACCAAACTTGTTAGTTAAAAGCGTTTGGTCAGGGTCAATCGCTGTGACGAAATCAGTAATGTCTTCTTTCTTACCAACTACGGTAAAAGAGCGGACTGCTGTATCTTTATCTGCCAATGTTTTATACCTCTTTCAAAATTATAATCTGGTCAAGCCAGTTTGTTGGAATACTTTAACCAACTCATCGTTCGTCATGCGACCTAAAGATTTAAAGTCAACTTGGTGTGTTGCAGACATAGGTGGTCGTTCAGAACTACCAGCACCTTCTAATACAGGAGGTTTTGGTTTATTGGTTGGTTGTGAAATATTTGGTACCGTTTGTTGCGGTGGTTGTTGCTGATTGTATTGTGCATTCATCATGCCGTAATACTCATTACGAGCTGCTTGCATGAATTGAGCAACTGTTTCAGCATCATAGTTATCTAAAGCATTTTGAATTTTTACTGCTTGTTGATAAGGCATGTTTTGCAACTTATATTGTGCATAACGGTCAATTTCATCGAAGTTAGGGTCTTGACGGAATTGGTTTACCACATGAGTGAAATTCTTTTGGACAGCTTGTTGTTCATAAATTTGTGCTTTAATAGTAGCTACGCTATCTGCTAATGCCGCAATATGAACAGGGTTAAGTTCATCGAACTCAGTCCCTAAATGTTTTTCAACCTCGCCTTTTGCAAACTCTGTTAATTTATTGTAATATTCCGCTTGTGTAACTTGTGGTTGTTGCGGCTCTTGTACTTGCGGTTGTGCTTGTGGTTGTTGATATTGAGCCATACGCTCTTGAAGCTGACGGCGTTCATCAGCCAATGCTTGTGTCTTACGAGAATAATCAGCTTGACGTTGATAACCATTTAACAATTCCTCAAGGGGAACTTGCATTTCTTGACCGTCAACTTTGACTGTATACATTTGTGGTTCTGGTGCTTTATTTTCTGGTTCAGGTTCTGTAGGTTGTCCTTCTTCAGAGTCCTGCGTTTCTGGAGCAGGGTCTACATCTTCATCTCCATCAAAAGAAAGCATTCGATTGCCATTAAAGAATACGTCTCCGTTTTCATCAATGCCAAAATCAAAATCAGCAGGTGCAGTATCGCCACCTGTTTCAGCTACATCAGTAGTTTCTGTTGGTTCAGTTTCCGTTGCAGGTACGTCTACTTCACCTTCTGCAAATGTTTGCAAATTAAATTCAAAATCCTTCATGTTTTCTCCTTTCACTCCCTAGCGGGTTGGTGAATGTTAATACAAATTATAAGCCATCTACGACTGTCCAGTCGCCAGCTTGTGTAGTACCACCACCACGTCCTAAGCCGTTAAAGAAACGACCGATGGTAGAACCATCCCAAATGGATTGGTGTGGTGCTTGGATAGAGTAGTCACCACTAAATTGTGGTTGTGGTGCTGGAGCTGGTGCACTTACTTCACTAGGAGTATCTGATGGTGCGTCATAATAACCACTATCAGGTTCGCTGTAAGAATAAGATGCCGCTCTAGCTTGTGCTACTCTAGCAGCTTCAGCTTCTGCTTGTTGACGCAAGCGTTCTTGTTCTGCTAAATATTCACGATATGGTGCACGAATAGCACCTTGACGATACAACTCTTCAATCTCTTGTGGGTGGAATTCAGTACGTGCTTTCATAGACGTAATGTCATCTGCTCCCCAACCAAGTTCTCCAAGTTTTTTGTCATCTGCCCATTGGTAACCCATTTCTTTAGAGAATGGATTTTGTCGTGCCCAAGCCATATCTTGAGGGATAGCATCCATACGTTGCTGAGCAATCTGTCCCATAGTTAATGGGGTATAGTTTCCTTCAGCTGCATTACGGAATTTATCTTCTAAAGCCTTACCTTGTTGCAAAATATCATAAATAGCATTAGGGTTGGACAAGCCTTGATGACTAGCTGCAAATTCCTTACTACCATCACTTTGGAATTTAGGTGCCATACTCACAGATGTAAAATCTTGTGATGGCTTATACATGTCGTCTTTAGGGTAGCCTTGAGTAGCCTCATATTGAGCTTTCGCTTGATTAATTGGCTCTCTTTGCTTCATGAAATCTTGGTAGTTAGGAACAGCAGCTTGAACGCCAGCTTGTTTTGCCAACTGCTCTGCAATTGGAGCATAGCCCATACGTGGTGTCAAATCCATATGTGGTTGACTTGGAGTAGGGTTAGCTGTCATAACCTGATGCTGTGGCTTTGCACTAGGACTAGGCTTTGCATTTAGCAATGCTTGTTGCTCTGGTGTGAAGCTCTGCCTTTCACTATATTCATTATTTGGAGAACTTTCACCTTCTTTATGTTGCTGTGCAGGCAACTGAGTGAATGTTCCGGAATTAATGTCATATTGAAAGGGCAACTTTTTGTTACTGTAAGAAATCTTCAATTTTACGTATCCTTTCTAAAAATTGTTCGTAACCCTGAACAGGGAGATAATTGGACCACCTCCATCATACTACGCCATATACGAGTTCAGTCATCAAATTATCACCCCCAATCGTGGTTGTTTTGTTTATTCTGGATAAAAGCCTGTTTGACTATTAAAAGCCTCAGCCTCCAAAATCGCTTTAAGGTCAGCTTCTGCCATATCGCCATTTGCAATTACAGCAGTTAGGAAATCATTAAAAGCCTCCGATGCCACCAGAAGGTTCCGTTGGTGCTCCATTTCCTTGACGTGGCACGTTTTGAGGCGATTGATTATCAGTCCTTGATACGCCTCCAACCAGTCCTTGAGCAAGGTTTGGACCGCCGAAGCTAAATCCCTGTCCTGCATTTCCGCTTGCAGGTGAGCCGTTATTTTGGACAGCTCCGAATAATCCACTTTGTTCTGAGCCATTGCCTTCTCCTCCAAATAATAATTGTAATTCAGGTGGTAACATTAATAAATATTGTGGTGGTAATACACCAAATGTCATGTATGCTTGCAATGCTTCTGGTGGTAAGCTACTTAATACTTGTTGTTTAAGTTGCATATCCATAATTGCACGTTGTTGTACAACTGCTGGGTCTGTAACATAATCGTTGTAGTTTTTAAAGCCAGCACTTTCAATCCATTTTTTGAACAGATTGTAAATGTTTTGTGGTGTTACGATAGGAATACCAGCTGCTTGCGTTTGCATTAATGCCGTAAGCATGGTTTGCAATGTCATAATGGTAGATTCTTTAGTAGCAATACTAATACCAGCATTTACAACCAAGTCAAAATTACCATTAAGGTCGTCAGGGCTAATACGTAACTGTTTATTCGTTAGCCTAATCACGGTTTCTTGGTCTACAAATTTTTGATTGAGGCTAACCATGAAACGAAACAGTTCCGATATTCCTGTCTCCGCAAACATACGAGCCACAAGTTCCAAGCGTTGTGAACTTTGCCCTAAAATTGCAGAAATACCTGTGGCGGTTTTATTTAAGCTCGAAGCGTCAAGCCCTTGGTTATACCGTGTAATACCAGTACGGTTTTCCTTTTGTCCTTCTAAATACTCCAAGAATTGGAATGTTTGAGGGGATAATTGATTTACAGGCATTGCCATAGCTACATCGCCCATACTAGAACCCGGTTTTTTACGAATAACTTTACGACCTTCAATATAGTCAGAGATATTAATACTATCTTCTGCTAAAATCATTTTAGGGTCATTAGTTAAGGCGATATTTTGTACGATTTGACGAGTGAGGGCAACTTTCATGTCCTGTAATTCCCCAATTAATTCTGCATAGGAGCGTTTTACCCAAATACGATGTGGGTCTTTAGTTGGAGAAATAGAAAAGAATGGGTGTCTACCCATATAGTTAGGTTCGGCACGGAGAATTATATCCCCAGCAATAGTAATAATCATATCTTCAAGAATACCATCGTTATTGAAGTCGATTTTTGTATAACATTCGTAAATCGTAACTTCTTCACGAGCTTTATCTTGTTGATTATTATGTAGTGGAGTGTAATGGTCACCGATAGCATCTTCGACTTGGTCTGTAATCCAAGATACAGGACCATTATCAGGGTGAACCATGTCTACATTTGCGTAAATGCCTTCACGCTCTTTTTGACGAAGATGAGACATAGTAACCTTTTTACGGTGTGCTACGAAATTCGCATCTTCGAGGTTTTTAGCATCAGGAGAATATAAAAACTCCGATACTAATATGTTTTCTAATTTAGGACTATTCTTAATATAATACGGAGAATTCCATGTTACAGTGAAATCACCCATTATATCAGGTCCTTCTACGTTGGTAATTTCTACACCAGTTTGTGTTAAAAGTTTTAATGCATCAGCATTAAGCTGTGCTGTTTCTGGTGTATAACCTTCTGTACGCTCCCAATAGCATTTGATAATACCCATACCAGTAATCAAAGCATCTTTCATCCAGTTATACAGGATAGGAAAGAATTTGTTTTGTCTTTGTAATTGGTATACTAATAAGCTTTGCATAACTTCTGCATTTTGGTCATCTTCTTCTGTAACACCAGCTACCGTGATTACTTCGTCAGAGCCAGTAAATACTTTCATCAAAGATGGTAATGCCCATTCTATAGTATCTGCCACATCTGTAGATACCAAAGAAGAAGTTTTACTTAAAATAGGGAATTTATGAGCATAATATTCTTTATCAGCATAGTAAATATTATAACGCTCACGCACAGTAGGCTGAATAATGGATTGTTGATACGCCTCAGCATCGGCAATATCAGCTTTAACTAAACTTAGTAAAGCCTTGTCAGCTTCCTGACCAGTTAATTCAACTGTGAAATCTTCAGCCAATCTTACATTGCACCTCCCATCGGTATATCAGCTGTACTTACCGTACCAAATGTACCAACAGGTGGACTGGCAATAGCTGAAATGTGTGCTAAACTATCAATTAAATCATCATGTAAAGATTTAGGAAATGATAAGAATTCACTCTCTAACTCTACTAAGAAATCCTGCCCCATAGGGAACCATAATGTACCAGCTTTAAATCGTGGCTGCAAAGCTGCAATACGGATTTCTTTTTTCTCTTTTGCTTCTAAAGGTTTTACGGTAAACCAAGTATTACGTTTAATCATTTCCTTTTCCACAAAATGAATAAGAGCCGCTTGATAAGCGACTTTTTCAATACCAACATAAATTGGTCGGTATTTCTGCACCATTTGGAATATAGTATCAATTGTTTTAGTTGGGTCCCACCTACCATAATCAATCTCAAGTAGGAACCAATGGTTGTCTGGGTTTACAGCAACAGCACAGACAGATGTAAAGTCAGCTGTTTCCTTTTCGGAAATAGCCAAGTCGCATGCGACGAATACAGAACATTCTTCTAGCTGTATCGTATTAGGGTCATAATACCTAAAGTATTCTTTCTTAAAGATTTGGCTTTCAGGAGAAATAGCAATACATAGCTTTTCACGTTCCCAAATATCTAACTGACCAAGTTTACGCCACTTTTCACGTTCATTGTTAATAGCTTCTACTGGATACATTTCTTCCCAGTTAGATTTACCATCTTCATTCAATACAGGAATGCGTTCCGCATCAAAGTCAAGTTCCTCTTTGTTGGATATTACCTGTTCAATAATACACTTTTCACCAAGGTTATTACCGATGAAGAATATTCGTGTATTTTTACCAAGGAAATATACATCAGATAAGAACCATTGATAGTCAGATTTTTGCACCGTATCAGATAAACTATCTTCCAAGTCTTGAGGGTCGTCTATGAGAATAATATCAGGACGTCTATCTTTGTTGTTCAAGCCACGGACACTAGAACCTTTACCATACGCTTCCATACGTACAGTAATTTCTTCACCGTTCTCATCTTTAACTACAATCTCAAATGCTTTCTCAGACTGCTCTTTAATACGAACAAGATTAAGGTTCATTAATTCGTTACTAGTATATTCTTCAGCAATATCTTTAAGCCTTCGGCTGGCTGCCCGTTGGTTAGCCATGATAAATACGATGTATTGTTTTTTTCTGGATGGAAATACCAAGCAATGAATTGGGAAAGCTCTCAATACATAACTCGTGTTGTGAGTGATAATATGTGATGGTGTAATTTGGAATAGACCATTTTCAGATTTAACTTTGATACATTTGCAATCCACACTATCAACAGGCTCAACACTTTTAATAGTACGCATTAAACTGCGTCTATCTTGTGATGTTTGTATGTGTTGATTTTTACGTTCTAATCGTAAAAACTTAACAGACGGCTTAAATGATACCTTGTAAGATACAGCACATTCTTTACCGTTTAGCTTATGTGTAGTTTTTGTCATAGTAGCTTTCATGCCTAAACTAGATGCTAATACTCTCACACCTTCTGCAAGTTTTAAATTACAGTTAGTAAATGTAATTGTACCCTTTTTACTGCCAGTTTTGGCAATCGTACCATCACTATCAATCAGACCAGCTAACAAGTTAAATCTTTGTTGGGTAGAACCAAATAAGTAGGGCATTGGGATATATTTGTTGTTCAATAAACCATTATCTACAAGTAATTTCCTTAAGCCATGCAACGTAACAGTAAATACGTTGTCACGGTATTCATGCACTGTGTAATTAAACCAAGGAATATTGTTTTTAAATTCCTCAATATCCGATTTACCAACAGTAATATCTGGCTTAGAAGCTGTACCATCGCCTAACCAATACCCAAGTAAATATGGGTCAATAGGTAAATCTTGTGCTTCGTACTCAGCATATGTACATGGAATACGGAATGCTTTTTCTTGGTAGCCATTTCTAGGTTTGCCTAGGTTTTGATGTGCATACAATTCTAAAGTAGACAATGTATTATCTCTACGTTTATGCTTGTCAAATACAGTCCAAAGATGTTCTGCATCACATACCACTTCTTCTCCAGTATCAAATACGACTTTAAAACAATGATGGTCTTTAAATACAGGTGAGATATATTCCACTTCCACAGGTTTGCCAAATTCATCTAATACGTAATCACCAGTTTGGATGTGTTCGATAGTTGTGTAACCGTTTGGTGTAGGAACGATAGTGTTTAATGCTAACGCTTTTGCTGATTCACGAAAACCTTCTACAGCATAATGTCGATTACCATTCAGTAATACATCTCCCCACTTGTAATGGAACCAAGCAGGTTTTACTTCCTGTTCTGCTGGAAGAAACATTTGTCGGAATAATACCAAATCATTTTTGCATCTGTCGTATATCTCTGCTAACTGTTCAATTTCGTTTGACATTACCAATCTCCTTT